TTCTTGCACACTTATCTCCCAACATTGATGCACCTAAATACTTACGTCTAGGCTCTTTTCTGTTTTTGTTTACAATAGTTTCGTCAATAACTTCTTCAAAAAGGTATTTCGTCTTCATTGATTGTGTCGTCTTGCTTTTCATAGACATATTCAAGAAGTAATTTGTCGAGTCTGTCTTTTGTATATTGTTCATCTGAATCTATCCTTTTTGAAAATTGCATAATTAATATTGTTGCGACTATCTCATCTTCAGTTAGTTCGCTTAATTTTTTATCCCAACCAATTCTTGTAAATAATTTAGTTAGATTTTTTAGTGAATCGTCTCCGATTGCGGGTTTATCCATCTACCTTCTCCTTCTTCATACAGAGCACCCTCTGCCATTGTTACGCCTTCAAACTTAGCAATAAATACCATGCTTAAAACGTAGTTTTTATTTTTGTTCATCACCTTAATCAAAGCTTCTTGCATCTTATGAGCAGTAACGTCTGGGTGATCATCAAAACTAAACTGAACGAACATTTTGCCATCTTTAAAGTTTTCAATACCAACTTTGTTCTCTTCTTGAATAGTGTATTCAATTACCATTCTTGCCATCTTTTGCCTCTATTGCTAATGCCGCATATCCAATAATATCAATCATGTTATCTTCAACTCTTGGATTTTGACTGTTTCTAATTTGTTTAATACCAATCATAGCTCTATACACATCATGTATATCAAGTGGTTCTTTTAACTTTTTTCTTAATAATATATTCCATATTTGAGCTATATAAGTATGTGTTTCTGTAGCGTCACCATGAGACTTAGCTCTTGGCCCATTGATTATTAAATCTACTTTTTTCAATGCTTCACTTCTTTGCATTATTGTCTCCTTCGTAATAGCTTAAAATCTTTGCATCAATTTCTTTTTTATTCCACAAATAATTTAGCCAACAAGCTGCTTTGTATTTGTTCCAACTAAAATCCATAGGCTTGATAAAATGACCTAATTGTGCAAGTGCATCTCTTTGTTTTACGCTTACACCTTGATTCAACCACCTCTTACCTTTCTTTGAGCCATCACCATCTTCTATGCCTCTTAGAAAGTCATCAGCAGATGCAATTGCTTGTTCCTTAGTTCCAACACTAACAACCCTTAAACGCCCTTTGTTACGCCTTATAATAGCCACAGATAGATCATCTAGGTGTGCTACTAGACCAAATCCATTAAAACCACTTGCCATCATACATCTGTTATTCTCAAATAAGTCAAGCCATCTAAATGGTGATCTATCAATAAGATCAACTTCTGTCATAGTAAAGTTATCAAGAACTTCTTTGTCTTGAGTGCCAAATTCATGTCCACAAATAGGACACTCTCTTGATGATAATGGGATTTCAGACTGGCACTCTGGACAATTCTTAAGTGGAGTTGCACCACCAGTAATTGATTGAGCACCATCAAGATCAACACCTTCATCAAGTGATCCATGTGTAAGAACGCTTGTGCCAAAATCTAAGACGATACAATCTTTCTTAATTACTCCAGGGTATTCTTCTTGACTGATTGTTCGCAAACCACGCCCAATCATTTGCACCATTGTAGATTTGTATGAGCATGGTCTTGTAAGCACGATGCAACTAATTGGTGGTGCATCAAAGCCTTCGGTCAATACTGCAACATTGACTACAACTTGAACATCACCATGCTCTAAATCATGCAATATTTCTTTACGTTGTTCGCTTGGTGTATCACCAGTTACAATTTCTGCTCTAATACCTTTCTTTCTGAACTCATCACAAACATCTTGTGCATGAGTGATTGTGCTACAAAAAACAACTGTCTTTCTTTCACTAGACTTATCTTGCCATTCTTCAACAATCTTCTCATTGATGGCACGTTTATTCATAATTTTCTCAACTTCTGACATATCAAAATCAGTTACTGTCTTGCGAACATTTTGTAAGTCTTTCTGCACACCCACATCAACAACGTATGTTTTAGGTGGTACTAAGAAGCCTTCTCTGATTAATGTGTTAATCTCAATCTGATGTGAGCAGTTGGTAAATACTTTCTTAAGACCTTTTCTGTCTCCACGATTAGGTGTTGCAGTAAAGCCAACAATCTCTACTGATTCATTTGCTTGTTTAACTTTATCAATGATACGCATATATGTATCTGCTACTGCATGATGACTTTCGTCTACCACAACCAAGTCAAAGTGATTGATGTTATTTAAATTGTTCTCTCTTGATAGTGTCTGCACCATGCTAAATATTGTGTTGCCAGACCAGTCTTTTTCCGTGCCATCAACAATGCTTGTTGTAATGTTAGGGTTAACCTTAGAAAACTTAGTTCTATTCTGTCTTACTAACTCATCTCTATGTTGCAGAATAAGAACCGTGTTGCCTACTTTGTATCTCTTGCCAACTAAGGCAGATAACATAATTGTTTTGCCTGCACCAGTGGGTGCAACTACAATTGTATTCTTATGTTTGTCTAATGCAGTTGATGCGTCGTCTACTGCTACTTCTTGATATGGTCTTAAAATCATGTTTGTTCCTTAAATGTTGGGTAGCTTTGCGGCATCGGTGCTACCCAAAACCGACTCTAGCAGACGAGAAAGGTGTCCTGCCGCTAGAAATCTAGAAACCTACTTCTGTGCCCAAGGTGGTAAAGCACCGCCAGTAGAAGGTTGTTGAGTTTGTTGTGGTTGAACTTGTGGCTGTTGTGCTTGACCAGATGAGATATACTCCTTGCTATTAGTAGTAAGAGCAACCATCATCTTGTTCTTATCAGCATAACCATTAGTGCCTTTCTCAACAGCAATCTTTACACAAAACTCTGAACCATCAAGCACGTTTAAATCATTAACTTTTCGCTTCATGGCGGCTTCTGGTGAAGTATCATTTGGGTCTAATCCAAACGTGCTATTGATAATATCTCTAAAAGTTCTAATGCCAATTTCTTTACACCAAGGCATACCACTTTCAGGGTTAATCTTACCACCATCAACCATGATATTTTGCCAAAACTTGCGTCTGTCATACTTACCACCAACTACAGTGAACTCACACTCTAGCCACTTAGTGCCAGTCTGACCTTGCTTGAACATAGGTTGTGTTGAATAATCAGGAATAACTTCTGTACCTCTTTTCATTGTTAAAATAACACGAGCTACTGTTCCTGCTGGAATTAATTCAAATTCATTTTGATTTGAATCGTTTGGGACATCATTAAAATCAATCATTTATTATCTCCTTTTTCGCTAGATTTGATTGCATTAGGGTCAACGAAGTTTAAATCCCTATCTCCATTTGACCTACCACTGATTTTTGCCAATAGCTTACCAAGATGTGGCTCTTCAATTACTTCTAACTGACCAGACCTATCTTTTGCTGGATAACCAAATTGGTTAAGTGTTTGACATACAAAAGCCCTATAAGGACCATGTTCTTCACTTGGCATGACTGCCATAGTGATAACTTCATCAACGATACCAGGTAGCTCACGACCAGTCTTAGAACCTTCAATCTGTAATTCATATTGAGTTCTACCATAGTCATCAACCTTTTCATCTAAGATGCCAACAAAGATAACATTCTTAGACCTAATATGTTGCAGATGTGTTAGCCATGACATCATCTCACGACCTTGCATACCATAAACAGCTCTTGTATCAATCTTGCCAGTCCTATCTGATTTATTATCAGGGTGCCCTAGACAATATTGAAAGCACAATCTACCTGCTACAGTAATACTGTCCACAAAGATGGAATCATACTTCTTCATCATCTCAATCGAGTCGCCATACATTTGTGAAACTCTTTCATATTCCACAACTGAATATGGTTGCTCTGGTGTCAAAGCTGGATTAGGACCACCTAAGAAACATGCAAAATCTCTACACTCTTCCCAAGTTTTTGGTCTAATAACGTCAATAGGCCATCTCTCAATAGCTGCATCACCAGCCTCTAAGTCCATAAACAAAGTAGTATCGGGATCAAGAGTACGGGCAAGTGTTGTCTTGCCCACACCACTTTGACCACAAACCACAATCTTATGACCACGCTTTTCTGCTAATCTTTCATCAGCAGTAATAATTTTAAGAGCCATTATTATCCTCCGTAATATCCACAGATGTACCAGTAAGTTCTACAGTTCTGTGCTCTTGTAGTTTTGCTTTGATAGCAGGAGGTGCATTGTTGTATTTACGCTCATCAATGCCATAAGTAATCTTAGCATAATGCCTTGCATCATCTTGATCCATATCCATCAAAGATTGTGCAAGACCTTCTTGATCCCAAGTAACTTTTTGCCTCAAGCTAACCTTAACTTTATAGCCATGCTCATGTAATGTTACAGAGCCATAATCTTTGCCATCATCTGCAAGTTTATTTCTTGCAGTGTTGCCAAACCTAATTGCAAGATCATCATTAAGATGAGCTTGTTTA